ATTATAAGCTTCGGTGAGGGTAGTTCTGTCATGGTTACCTATATGAAGTGATTTACCTACAGCAGCGGACATCAGTCCGAGAGCCGTTCTACGGTTGCTTTCTTCAAGAGCCAGGTACCCGACTCGTTCTCCTTTGGTGAGTAGGTGAGTTGCAAGCTCACGACAGAAGGAGCTTTTGCCAATTCCACTACCTGCAGTAATTGTGAGCAGCTCTCCAAAGCGGATGCCGTGTAGTTTTGATTGGAGTCCTGTGAAGGGGTAGTCATGATCTGATGGTGGTGTTGGTGTTGTTACTAAATCTAATAGGGATTTGCCATCGACAATGCCGTCCGGCCGATACGGTTTAGCATCCCAGATAGCGCGACGAATCGCTTCAGTGTCATTGACCTGGAGAGCATCTGACGCATCCTTGTATTCCTCAAGTCTTGCGATCTTTGTCTTGCCAGGTGGTAGGACCCCTGCTGCGTCCTCCGCCGCTTTACGGCCTGCCTCGTCATTGTCGAAGAACAGGACAATCTCCTCATAACCCTGTAGCCATTGGAGAGACCGTTGAACCGATTTCCTGGCCGCAGCGGCACCGCTAGGTAGAGATACCATCGGCCACCCCGGCATAGCTTCTTGACATGAAGCTGCATCGAGTTCTCCTTCAGTGATAACAACTCGTTTTCCAGTGGCGGGAAACAAATGTTGTCCAAAGAGTGTTCCAGGTGTTTCTCCCTCATAAGTGAATATCTTACTCTTTGTCTTTACTTTGCAGCCTTTAGCGACTCCAGCATCGTCGAAATAATAGAAGCGTAGAACGTCTCCGTCTTTGTAGATCCGGTATTGTTGACAAACCTTTTCTGAGATGTTCCGCTTTTGCAGCCGCTCGGCTGAACCTCGGAGTTGGACATTGGTGGACATTTTATGAGTGTGAACATCGCCATCACCTTTGGTGTAGGCATTGCATGAAAAGCAAAAAGTGTGGCCATCTGTGTACAGGCTAGCTGCATCAGATGACCCACATACATCACACGGTAAGTGTCTGACGAACTCGCTTTCGGATGCTTGCATATGTTCGTGCTTGCTCATCGTGGTACTCGAACCATGAGTCTAGTGCTTGATAGAATCCAGTGATAATGTTCTCTGCAGTTGCTGGGTTTTCGCCATCAACATCAGCAAGGAAGTCGCTGAAACCATCGGCATAATACTCAACTGAACCGTATTGTGTGGGGCGCATTACTTTTGGTGGTAAGTTTGAATCAGTTCTTCGTAAGCATCGAGTTCATCCTCGAATGCTTCGATGATATCATTGGGTGAGCTGGTGCTATCAAAGGCATCAATTATAGCAGCAACAACCTGCCTGATTTTAGCTACGTCAGCCATGAAATAGGAATCGAGTGGAATGAACAGTATTGGAAGCCATGCTTCTCACACCATTTAGCATAGGTGGTCTTGGATCCTTTGTAGATCTTGTTGTGGGGTGACTGAAATACGAAACGAATATCAAGGTCAGGATGCGCTGCCTTGACTGCTTTCATCTTACGCCGGTCTTCCTCCGTTAGTTGACCCTTGGTCTCTAGATAGATACCATTAGGTAGGAGGAAGTCTGGTGTGTAGTTGCATTGCAGTACGTAAGGTACCTTAGTTGATTCGTATTCGTATTTGACACCCAGGTTGGTGAGAAGATCAGCGACCTTCTCTTCAAGTCCTGAGCGAAATGCCATCAGAAGTCATCATCCTCGACGACATCATCACTGACTTCAGCAGTGACAGCAGCAGGTACTGAGCTAGCCTTGAAGCCAGCTGTCTGACCAAAGAGTGCAGCCACCTCAGTCTCACCAAGGTCACCACGATCAATGCCAGCAGCGCTGTTTAGTTCGACTACCTGTACACCTACAAGCTTGAGGCTAGTGCCGTAGGTGACACCATCCTTGAGGATGTAGGGCTTCTGTCGGAAAGCAAGCTTGACCTTGCTACCACTGTAGACAGGCAGATCAGCATTGGTAATTGGTGTGCCCTCACTATCTACGACGGGAGGACGGTTCTCTTCATTCCAGGAGAACTTGGTCTTGTACTTACCTTCAGCTACCTCTTCCCATGGTTCAGGCTTGAGGACGCTACGCTTAGGGTTCTTCAGTTTGGACTCTGCCCACTTAAGTGTTTCTTTGCGATCGTCCTCCAATGCTTCGATGAGCTGGGAGTCCAGGAGTGCAGACAGTGAATAACCAAACTTAGATGGTTTCAGTACAGCTTGATAACCTTCAAGGACAACAGGCTGTTGAGTAACGTGGATGGGTTGTGACATTAACAAAAGAAGTAGGTGGATTCGATCACGGTCTCTGGTTCTAGATCACCAATGATCGGTGGATCAGACTCTGCACCAATGTGCTTTGCAAAGTCTCGTAGGTAATCATGCTCTGCGAACAAGTGCATGTAGGTTTCTCGTACAATGGTGGATAGGGTAGACATATCCGTTGCACGACAAAGCACAGAATCGTGAATAAGAGCAATCGGTGCATCAAAGCGTAGAGCACTCAAGTGTAGCAGTGAAGCATCAAGAGAGTGGATCAGATTAGGAGCTGTTGCATTCTTGTGGTGGTTAAGGTCGACTTCATCAGTCTCCCCTACAGCCACCTTCATCTTACAACGACCCAACAGCTGTAGCTCCATTGACTGGAACTTCTTCTTGTTAAGCTTTTGATGTACAATAAAGCCTGAAGGAGTTCTCCATTCAAGATACTGCACACCGCGTTTAACAGCAGCTGCTACCTCAGTCTCGATCCATTTCATAACAGCCATAGGACCTGGTACGACCACATCCATAGCTGAACGAATAGCTTTAACAACTTGAGTAAGCTCTTCCTTATCAAGTTCTATCCCATCCTCCAAGAAAGCCTCTTTAATGTAACCCCTGTTGGAGTAAGGCTTAGCATTGTATGGGATAGTCATAACACAACGCTTGGTCTTCTTCCTATCTAGGAATGGACGTAAGCGTTCTGGTACTGATGACATAGCAGTCTCAGCAACTACCTTGTAGGCATCCTGAGGCTTATCACCAGGTAGCACATTAACTAGCTTTGCAGTTGATTTATCTCGTGCGAGTCCAGCCAAGATTTGAAGGCCACTACAAGTTGCATCAACAGCAACAGGCAGTGACGTGAATTGTCTATCAGCTGTGATCACACAATGATAATACTCTTCACAACTAGATAAGAATTGCCATGGCTCTTCTGCTGCTTCCCATTCAGGTAAAGACCCAATAGGATCAGTAGCGATACGACTGATGAGTGTGATGTTTGCATCAACCCAAGCTAGTCTCTCAGACATGGTTGCTTTATCTAAACCGTAACAAGTTGCTACTTGAAACGCTAACCACGACTCAGCCTCTGGTGTCATATACGACCCATCAGCAAACCTCAGTAATGACTTACCGAAGTCAGTATCTTGTGGTGTTAGAAAAGCAGGGATAGGATAAGCTCTTCCTCTATAGTCAAACGACCATGGGCAGAAAAATCTATCTCTATCCTTGAACCTCTTAGCTGCCTCCATAGTCATGCGTGTTCTACATGACTTCTTAGGTTCTTGTGCTTGTAAGTTCAACACCTCTGCTGCCCTTCTTCGATAATCCTTACGGCTATCGTAGTTGGTTTCAATGTCAGCAGGTTTAGTAGGTAGTTGGTGATGAACGATAGGGAGGAACTTACCAACTGAACGTTCCATCCTTGTTAGCTCCTCAGCAACACCATAAATAAATGGGTTGATTTGGTAAGCTACCTTCTGAATCTTGTTCAGGAAAGCAAGGGGAACTTCCTCCTGTAGACGGGCGGGGTCTCCCCTACGAACCAAGGCGTAGCCTTGCATTACCTCATTGAGTAGGTAACCACCAGGGCGTTCATTAGTCCAGTCATTTGGTTCGATAAGCATTGGCCATGCAAGTGGTGCAAATAGTTCAGCATCACTCATGACCTTATCCCTGATCTTAAGAAACTCCGGCGTAGGTGCAACAAACGTTACAGTTATCTTACCTAAGCGGCGCAGATCTTTAACAAACCAGCCACTAGTCTGCATGATGCAGTCAAGTAACCACGCACCAAGCTTGATTCGATTAGCCCTACCCCAACGCTCCCACTCTGGTACCTCGCATCTGTTCATCAATGTTGTGATGACAGTTAACTTCTGTTGTGTACCAATAGATTTATGGAAGTAGTTCTTCTTGAGTACAGCCAGTAGGCCAGGCGCTGTCTTCTCATAGTACCTCATCTGACACTCAGACTCAATAGCATGACCGATGCTATCACATACTGACTGTAGCTGATCGCTACCTTTAGTGGTAGAAAATACCTTATCGAAGGTTAGCTTCAGTGCAATAGCAGCAGATGCTAATGGTTCTAGTTGAGATACATAGTTCTTGATTAGATCGAACTGATGACCTGACCCACGCTTGAGACGATACTCACTCGATTCTTGTATGTGTTCAACAAGCTTGGGCAATAGGGCGTCAATAGATGCCACACCATAAACTGTAGCACTAGCATAGCTTTGTTCTTGCAGCTTACGGGTGTTGTCTCTGAGTCGCTGGAGTCCTTGCCTGATTTGCTCTCGCTCTAGAGCTACTTGCTCATCGATCTGTGCTGGTGTAGCCAATTAGTTACGTTCGGTAGTGAATGTATCATCAACGAGTTGCTCTTGTGCAAGCTTAATGATCTCATCACGATTGGGATGATTCTCTACTTGCTCGATCAGCTGTTGAAGACGACGAGAGAAGGTGTAATCAGACATCAGTTGAAATCAGTAGGGGTGAGGAAATGAATAGACTCGTGATCGACAACCGTGAACTCAATGTCAGGTGTATCGATCAGTTGATTGACTTTAGCTTGAGCAGCACTACGCTTTTGGTAGACGTACTCTTTGACCTTTTTAGTGTTGAGGTCAGAAGTGCGGATTATACAGCATACAGAACCAGGTAGTTCCCATCCTGCAACCTTCCAAGACATCAGCTCCTCAAACGTATGAGGAACAAACATCTCATCATCT